GTATTAACCTAATTTTAAACACTGTATACACACCTAAAAGCGTAAGGTACAAGAACCATACACCACCTAAAAGCGGACTGTATGTTTAAAACAAACCCCAAAATCCAATTCAAACAAAAACCTAGTCAGTTAATATTTATCTGATTAAATTCAAGAGATGTGGGAAGTCTCGATAATATTAACCCTTTAGTTTTAAGTTAGAAGAAGAGTATAACACCTAAGCTCTGACCTCTTAGCCGAGCCGTGAACCGCCAAAGAAAGCGCAGTAGGCGACGAGGGTAAACGTTCACCTTGAGAAACGATGAAGGTGCGTAATCGAAAACTTAATTAATAGATTCATCATTTGACACCAAGTTAAGTGGGAAAATTTGTTGGTTTAGAACTCAAATTGTAATAAAAATTTTGAACCGAAACGATAAGATTTCTATGATTGAATACCTTATCAAGGGTGCGCCAAGCTAGTTAGATTAAATTCGAAACGAAATACTAGTGCCCATTCAAAATCATAAAAGCAGTTGAAACTTTAAATCAATAAAAATGTACCTTTGTAAATCTTGCTCTCTTGAATGATGGATACTATAACACATAATTGCTTGCTAGCGGGTAGTAACTAGCCAATTTATTGAAGGATGAAAGCCACATCCCATTATGTGATTAAGTTAGCCTTTGGGCGTAGTGCAGGAACCGTGTAAGCCCTGATAAACCACTATAGATTATGACATTGAATTCAGATCAACATAGGTATTCATTTTCGGAAACCCATTCTAAATTACTTTGGCAGGACTTCAAAATTGAACGTTCTGCTTTCAAATAATTACACACAAAACAAAACATTAACTTTCATTTCAACTTCGTACAATTTAAACTTGAAATAATAATCAATTATGAAGAATGACTCAAACAATACAATTATTTTCACTAACGGAGGACGAGGAAGCACCATTGACCGCGATAACCGACCACGACAGGAGTATAATGTCCCGACCATATCAAAGTTCATTAAGTGTACAGATAGACGAGCAACCAATAATATCATGGAGGCAAGTAAGAGTTTTTATGGCCAGTTTGACAAGGCGTTTTTGGTCTCTTCCAACCTCATCCCGCGTTGTAATTTCAACTTCTCTATGTTTAATAATTGGTATGATAGCTTGTTTGCGACCTTCAAGGAATTCGGTAGTAGAACAGTGCGAGACAGTGATAATAGACAAAGAACAATCTACACCTTTGGATACTCCATGTTATGGCGAAAATGTTCAATTTGCATAAAGTCAAGAGTTTTGGGACCAAAGGAAGATCAAGCATATGACATTATTTGTCAACTTCATGAAAGGAGAGTTGTAGTGCAAATGGATCTTGATGGCGCAGCAAATACAGATGAAATTCCTGTTTCAAATGAAAAAGTCGGAAATACAAGTATGGAACTTGGTGATGGAGTAGAAGAAGGAGTCTTAAAAATGCCAGATTTATCAACGATTAAAGAATTAGCTAATACAGAAGAATCTTACGAATTCCCATCATTAAGTGATCGCTGGCAAATGTTTGATCACTTCACTATAACAACAGCAGCAAAACGAAATGGCCTTAATAAAGTATATAATTTACCTCAAGCATTCTTAACAGCTTCTCAGAAAGCTCCTTGTTCAACAAACACTCTACCTTTTCAAACTTTTGCATACGCGGATTGTGATATTGAGGTGAAAGTGGTTGCTAACGGTGCTCGCTTTGCAACTGGAGCAATTTTAGTTGGATCATACCCTGACCCTTATGATAATTTTGGAACGCTCTCTTGTACTGTAGAAAGCATGATTCAACGCGATAATACAGCTCAATTATCATTGAGTGCCAACAATGCAGTGGAAATTTCAATTCCAAATTTATATCGACGCTCATTTGTTCGGTGTTATGCTGACCCCACTTCTAATAAAGGTACTACAACTCAACAATATTCGGCTCTTCAAGTTGAAATTCTCTCACCATATAATGTAACAACTGGGAACTCAAATACGTGCCACATTCAATTATTTTATCGTTTTAAGAAGTGCGATTTTGCTGGAATGTCATATGGAGTTCTTCCAACTGCTCAAGCTCCATCTCTTATTAGTGATTTAGTTTCAGTTGGAACTACTTTATTTCCAGAAGCTAAACCTTTGGAAAGAGTGCTCAGACGAACTGGTTTGATTCGTAATCAGGATAAACCATACATTGGAAATATTTCCCAAGTTGTTCCTCAACCTCGAATGAATTTTTGTGCTGGAAAGGGAGTTAGTGATAATATTCCATTGACTTTAGATCATGCTTCAACAGTTACTATTCTCAAAGATCACACTCACCCCCAGGATCCAACAACAATGCTTGATATTGCTAAGCGTCCTGGAATTGATTGCTATTTTCAATGGAGTAACTCTGATACAAATGGTAAAATTCTCAAAAGATGGCCCATTGTTCCAACAGCTAACAATGTTACTGATTCTCGAATTGACACAACTCCCACTCCACTTAAATTTTGTACTTCATTATATCAATTGTGGAGAGGAGATATTGAGATTGAATTTATTGCTATATCAAATGATTTTCATACAGGAACTCTACAGGTAGAAACTTCTTTTAATCGTGTCACTAATGATCCTTGCCAACTAAGCGGCACTTACACAAAAACTTTTGAATTATCTGCAAAGAATAAAAGCTTCAAATATACAGTTCCATACATTTATGACACAGTTTGGCGACGAACAGGTAGAGGAATAACAGATGGAATGGTTAACAATCTCGGAAAGAATGATGCAGATAATCCCAAATATTGGTGTGCTATTGCGGGAGCTCAGAGTCTTCTCTGGCCAACTTCAGTAATGGAAAGAACAAAAGCCTATGTGACAGTGACAGTGGTTAATCCATTGAATCCAATTGGAAATGTCCCCAGTACAATTGATATAGTTATGACAGTGCGTGCTGGAAAGAATTACATGCTTCACTCAATGGGTCCTAGTCAATATCACTCAGCTTATTGTAATGATGACATTAAAGATCTGCCAAATTGGGGTCGTTTTCCATCTATTGGTCAAACTACTGACTCAAATGAGAGTGATCCTCGAATGTTTGTCCCTACTGATGCAGCTGCAACTAGTGAACTGGTGCCATTACACTTCTTTAATGCATATGGACGTCGATCAGATGAAGGCATTGTTAAAATCTCGAAAGGAACTCGAAATGGTTCAGAATATCCTTATGTTGAAGGTCCTGCTATGAGGAGCTTTCACACAACTGATTCTCAGATAACTTTGAAGGATATAATGCGTCGACCAATACTTCTGCTATCAGCAACATGCCCAGCCTTAAAAGTAAGTAATCAACAAGGGGATACATGCAAATTTGATGCTGCAACCTCTTATTGGCTTCCATGTTTTGTACCAAGTCATTTTTCTGGTAGAAGTCCATTTTCTTTTATCCAAAACAGCCCACTTGCCAGTATTGCAACATTATTTAGACATTGGCGTGGTTCTCTCTGCTACACATTTGACTTTGATTCCACTTCAAGTAAATCAATCTACATCTCATATGTTCCTCAAACAGGGGTGCGTCTTTGTGGAATCCAGAGAAAACCTATGCGAATCACAGACTTCTTTATAAACACAGATCAAACTGTCAGTGATCAATATTGGCTTGCAGAAACTGGTGTTGCCACGGAAATTGTAAAACCATCCATTAATCCCACATGTTCAGTACGTGTTCCTTTTGATACAGATTTAAACATGTGTGTAGTTTCCAATCGGGTTAGAACTAAATCAAATACTCAAGTCATAATGGCTCGTGAACAGGTTGCAGACATTAGTGGACATCTTGTGATTCAATGTGAGGAGGAAGTTAAATTCAAAGTTTTTATGTCCGTTGGAGATGATTTTGAGCTCTCTCATTTTGTTGGTACCCCACACTATCAACAATTCGTCACTCTACCATTAGGTGATGATTTCTCAGCTAAAGTAGGGCAAACTTATGGTTTTGCTACTAAACATAATAAAGGGCTTACAGCCTACAGTGCTCCACAAAATTTTCGCAATAATGATTCTAGTCGTACGACAACGAATCTCAATTTACCATATAAATATAGATCTAGAATTAATGTTGCTCAAGTTCAGATGGATAAAGTTGCTGCAGTAGCAACAGCAGGTTTGTTAGGAGGGAGTTTTGTAGCTTACAAGAAAGGAAAGGAAAATATAGAAAGTATTTCAGCAAGTTGTTCAGAAACAAAAACAATAATAGATAACACTCTTGTGCAAGCTACTGGTACAATGTCTCGAATTAGTGAAGTGGCTGAAACTATTGGTATTGGAGTAAGTTACCTTTTGGATGTTATAACACAAGCAGTTGAGAAGACTTTGGAAGTTACTAAAGGCGTTTGTGATTCATTATTATCACCAAATTTTATAGTAGGTTTTATTCTAGATATGGTTTTACTTGTCAAAAATTTTAGTGCATCGAACATTGCTTTACATTTACTAAAACTTTTAAATACTCTTCTTCCAAATCTTGGTGTAAAGGTTATGGATTATCTTTCAGATTTCACAAAATTAATTTCAAAATTATTAGGATCTGCCGCGACAGAACAACAATCAGTTGTAGATCCTGATGCATTTTCAAGTTTGTTTGGTTTTCTCATTTTCTTAATCGGAACTGCCACTGGAGCAAAATTGTCTATTAACCCAAAAACCTGTCCAGATTTTTCAACAGCACTCACACAACGTCTCACTTCCACCCAAGGATTGGGATTCTTAGTTGTGGCCACTAATTTTGTTCAATATTTTTTTAAAGCCTTGGTAGCTGCATCTTCATACATAACAGGTTCGTCCGATTCTATTGCTTCGACTGCTCAATTATTAAAATTAAAAGAAGAAGAAATTCAAAATTTTGTTTCAGAAGTTGATTTAATTACAAATCCATTAAATGCTAGAATGTTGAGAAACACTGAAATGCGTCGATTGGTGTGGAAGAATTTTGTGCGAGCAGAACAAATTAATCGGGCTGTGCTAACCCTTAAAGATACACGAGGTTCTCAGAATTTGATGCGTTATGTAGATAGAATGAGAAAATTTGCAGATGAAAGAGCTCCTCTCGCAACTTGCTGTCCAGTAAGGAGAGAACCTTTTGTTATGTGTATTGTTGGAGAATCTCGAATTGGAAAATCTTATATTAACAATGAATTGTGTCTAAAATTACTCAAATCAGCGAATGTACAGTTTGAGGGTCAACCCATTTACACGCGTACTCCAGGACTCAAACATTGGGATGGTTTCTTTGAACAACAGGTTGTTGTGTATGATGATTGGCTGAGTATGAGTGAAACAACTTGCGTCACTGAACAATTAATGGAACTTTTCTGTTTGAAGTCATCATGTGAATTTATTCCTCCAATGGCTAATTTACAAGAAAAAGGTATTCGTGCTAATCCATATATTGTTTCTATTTTGACAAATGACGCATTCCCGGATGATTTAGTATCATGCACAGCACATACACCTCAAGCTGTTTATGGAAGACGTGATGTTTTAATAGATGCTCGAAAGAAAGCTGAGTATGAAAATGTGAAAACAGGCGATATTCCAAGTGAAATTTTAGAAAAGTATGGACATCTTGAATTTGCATTTTTGGATCCCCTCCATTACGAACCAATCAATGAAGCTCGAGAATATTATTCTTTTGAAGAATTCTACGAAAAATTGGAAAAGATATTTTTAGATTTGACTAATTCTGAAACAGCGAATGTAACACGTCGTTTAAATCAATTGCGACTATACTCTGGAAATTCATCCCTTTTGGACGATCCCACACAAATCATGTACAGAGAATCTTTCAAAGTAGGTCTTGAAGAAATGACACAAAAAGATCCTCAATTTGCAGGATTATACATGTCTCAGAAAGTAAATAGGATGTTTGATTTACTCGATAAAGCAAAGGAAGAAAACACAGATACAGCAAAAGTTGAAGGTCCGCGAGAAACAATAAGATCTTGGATAAATAACCACCCTACTTTTTCAAATATGTTTGAAAAGGGATGGCTTCCACAAATTCACAATACTACAACCTTGGGTGAACCTTTATCGGAGTCAGATGCTTGTAGTCATTGTATGAATGAATGCTTGCTTTACTTTGGACCCAGTTCTCACTTACTATGCTCAGCCTGCTATTTTACTCAATCTGGCTCATGTGTTCAGTGTGGACCTTTGTCCTACACCCAACAAATTTCAGCATCAACTCTAAAGAAAATGACAGCTCTCTTAAAGCGAGGTAAGGAAGGCAGGGAAAAATTGACAGATTGGTTTAATAATTTATCTTCAGACACCAAAACAGCCGTTGCTTGTAGTGCTTTCTTGTTTGTTTACCTTGGAGGCGCATGTGCTTTAGTGTCTCAATTAGAACCGCAGCAACCAAATGTAGTTTATTATTTTCCGCAAATTGAACACATTTCTTATGTCAAAACTCAAATGATGTCAAAAGAAATGTTTATTGAGGGTTTATGTTTCAATGAAAATGAATTTAATTTAATGTTAGAAAATCAAGAACGAACACTTCCAAGGTGTTATCATCAAGTCATGTTAGATAATCCAGATGATGCATATGAATATGAAAATCGAAAATGGGAAATTGAATACGAAGGAGAAACATTCTGGATCCCAGTTAATGCCTGTGGTGAGGATTGCGTTTTACATAAGGCAGGAAATCAAGATAAATATAAGCAAATTTGTGCTGATTGGTACACTCTTAATTATGCACTTATTGGAGAAATTTTATTTACAAGAATTAAAGGAAATGACCCAAGAGTAGGTATTGATATTTGCGATGAATTGCCACCTTTTTGCGTCCCAAATTTTGCTTCATCAACTCGACCGGTAAAGAAAGTATCATGGTTGCAAAAATGGATTGAGAAAACAAGTAATGCTATACCTAGTTGGTTAAAGTCCCTCTTAAATGCCGCTTTAATTGGAGTCAAGATCTTAGTTACACTCAAAGGTCTGATGGGAATTTTAGATTATTTTAAAGCGCAGCCAAAGGAAGAAATTGAAAGTTCAGGATCTTACCAAGTCCGTCATTTCTTATCTCGACAACGAACAATGAAATTATCGAAATTTACGCCTAAAGGGGTTAAATCTCAGAGCCCAGAAGATCTTATGATTTCGCTCCAGAATAAAATTTTGCACAATTCAATGAATCTTGACTTTGAAAGAGAAGGAAAGTTGTACATGAGATTGGGTTTAACAGGAATGTTCAATCGATGTGCCGTGATCCCGAAACACTACCTTAGTGTTATTAAAGAGCAATGTTCATTGCAAGACGTTCAAGTGTTCTTAACTTCAGCTCGATTTGATCACATAAAAATCTCATATAGTTATTCACCATCTGATTTTATTGAAGGTGAAGCTGATATAGCAATTTTCGAAGTGCCAAAAACTTGTCACACTTTTTGTGACCTGAGAAAATATTGTGCAACATTAAAAGATTGGGAAATACCATTGACAAGTGAAGGAACCATTATGAATTGTAGAATGCTTAGATCAAAACAAATGACAATCTCGCCTATAAAATTCTTTGGTATTGAACGAGAACTCGAAGTTGATAGTGATGAAGGTAAATTTATTGCAAATGATGTGCTATCTTATAATTACTCTCAGCCTGGCGCTTGTGGATCATTAGTCTTAAGGTCTCGTCATCAACGACCAATTGTTGGCATGCACTTTGCAGGCGTATCATCAATGTTCCAACAACCAAAGGGTTATTCCGTTCTCTTATCACAAGAGATGTTCAACGATATAATTCAGGATGAAGTGATTTTAACTGAAGAAAATGTGGAACTTAAGCCAGCAGAAGAAGCAAAGAAAGTGTTAAATGATAAGGTCAGTGTTCAATCTTTAGGTGCAACTGAGCAGAGTGTTTTTATACCAACCAAAAGTAAAATAATTCCATCGAAAGTAGCTCAGTTTTTAGATCCACCGAAAACTTTGCCTGGTTTTCTTTCTGGCCGCGAAGAGGATTATCCTCACAAAACATCACCTTTATTACTAGGATGCGCAAAACATGGAATTTTAACAAAGAATTTCCCAACTCACGAAATTGATGAAGTAAGTTCYGCTTTATGGAAYTTGAAGTATTCCTCATTACAACCAATAATATCAAATCCTAAGAAATTAACGTTAAAGGAAGCAATAGCTGGATTTCCATCAATTCCAGGTTACGCACAACTGCATTTAAATACATCAATGGGTTATGATTGGATTTTTGGATCGAAGACTCAGAAAAAGGATTTTATTGAAGTAACTCGAAATGAAGATGGCTCAGTTGATGAAGTTCTTGTGGATAAAAGGGTTGTAAGTGAATTAGAACGTGTTACAGATATGCGTTGCAAAGGAATTATTCCATTTGTTCCATATATTGATGAATTAAAAGATGAGCGCCGGAAAATTCAAAAACGTTTAAAAGAGGGATCCACTCGTGTCTTTTGCATGGCTTCTGTTTTATCCTCAATTCCATCTAGACAAAATTTCTTGCACTTTTCAGCTGCTTATACTGCAGGTAGGATAAATAACTTGAATCACGCTGTCGGAATCTCACATGACGGACCAGAATGGGGAGCTCTTGTTCGCCGTTTACACGAAGTATCAGATAATATTGTAACAATGGATTATTCTAATTTTGGACCTGGCTACAACGCAATGGTGAACGCTGCTGGACATGATATTATACAAACTTGGACTCTTAAGTATGTTGCTGGAGTGAATGAAGCTGAATTGGCAGTCTTGGGAGAAGAACATTACAATTCCAAACACATCATGGGAAATTTAGTTTATAAGCAACTGTCTGGGGGGCCAAGTGGAGATGCCTTGACAGTCGTTAAAAATGGATTGGTAAATGAAATGTACGTTCTTTTGGCTTGGAAACATTTAATGAGTGATTGGTGCCTCAATAATGATAGAAATTTATATGAATCTTTTTATGAACTTACGCGATTAATTGTTTATGGAGATGATTTGATAATGTCAGTGGCTGATGAAATAAAAGATCTTTTCAATGGAGTCACAATTAAAAACTTTCTGGCTGAGTACAATATCACAGCTACAGACGCGCTCAAGACTGGAGATGATGTGCCTTACACTTCAATTCGTGAAGCTTCCTTCCTGAAATGTGGATTTAAACCTCACCCTACACTTAAACGTGAGTGGTTATCAACATTGGACGAGATTTCAATCGAAGAAACAGCGAAATGGATTCATGAAAATCCAAATTATGAAGAAGCAACACGACAAAATTGTTCAGACTCCTTGCGAAATGCTTACGGGCATGGTAAAATTTTCTTCGAAGCATGGCGCAACACATTGAATGAAGCTCTCGGAAAAGCAGGAATTGCCCCTATTTTTATAACATGGGAAGAATTGGATAAGAACTTCTTCTCAGATAATTATGAGTTTATGAACTCACGTGGAAGCTCACACGCCTAACGAGCTATATTTATGAGAAATTATCTCACGTGGAAGCTCACACGCATAACGAGCTATATTTATGAGAAATTATCTCACGTGGAAGCTCACACGCATAACGAGCTATATTTATGAGAAATTATCTCACGTGGAAGCTCACACGCATAACGAGCTATTAGTTTTAAATAATCGAACGATCTTTCAAGTGGAAAATGGTTAGAGCCCATTATTCTCTTACTTTAGAAATAAAGTTAAAGAGTGATTCCTAATCTGAAAGAATTAAACACAAATAATTATTTTTTAGAAGGATAAAATTTGCGAAATCAAATTCCTTTTATGATGAGAATTTTTATTTGCGCAAA